GAAAAGATTGTCAGTAAGATTGCAGAAATCATCAATCAGGTGAGTATTTCTACTGACCATTTTACGAACCCCACAAGAGAAGCAATCGTAAATATGGAAGCTTCGAGTGTAAATATAGAATCTTTACCACTCAACCTCGAAAGGGGTATATATAACTATTCAATCAAAGAATCCACTAATCGCAAAATCATAAAGAAGTGGGAGAACAAGTATTTTGTACAGATTTATGTAGATAGACTAAAGACAGTGGTTTTCAATTTGAAGAAGACCCCGTTACTGGTAGAAAAACTTATTACGGGATATATATCACCGGAGCTATTTGCTTCTATGTCACACCAGGAAATGTATCCTGAAAAGTGGAACACTCTTATTGCGATGAAGATTAAACGGGATGAGTCAAAATATGTGAATCGCGTGGAAGCGTCCACTGACATGTATCAATGTCGCAAATGCAAATCACGTAAATGTACATACTATTCGGTACAGTTGAGAAGTGCAGATGAGCCGATGACAACCCTGATTTCTTGTTTAGAATGTTCTTATAACTGGAAAAATTGAAAAACCCGGAGGAGTGGCCGAAGGCCACGACGTAGGATTTCTTTTATATTCAGGAGAGCTACCGAATCCTACTTTTGAGTAGGCTATGTCTACCCAAAAGTAAGAAGCAAAAGGGTGGGGGGGTACTAAAAGCCTGGGGGGCTTCGCCCCCACCCAATGAAGGAGCTCGTATAAATATATATAAATATATAGTATGTAAAATATAATATATATATGATTTTTTATGCAACATTCTATAACTGATTTACTCCAATGTACAATACCAATAAAACTCGTGAAAATATATTGACAAATATTTACTCTAAAAATACTAAATATGATATTGTTCCTAGCTATAGAACCGTATCTTCTATAGAATTTACAACACCTATTCCGGTTTCCCATCCGAGAACCAATATATTTACTTGGTTGTATAGTATATTCTATAAATATATATACAAAAAACACAGAATATCTACAAGTAATACGTCGGACCCTTACAAGGAAGAAGAAGAAGAACGGAAAATAAAAAATACATTGACCTACCTCAATAATGAGGTATTACATGACAAAGAAAGTATGAGTAAATACATTCTAGAGTTATCTAACAACTATAAAGACAATACTGAATTATATGAAATTACCAAACAAATACGCAATTGTGTGTCATTAACTCGCGAGGACATTGACAGTATTTTACAATTCAATAAAAGTGAAATTTTAACAATAATCTTATTACAAAACTATTGTTTACAAAATTACAAAGAACATATTGAACTACTCTAAACCATTTCAGCTTGAAAACCATTTTATTTATTTTTCCTGTATAACAAGTTATATAGAACATAGAGTCCAAATATAGAAGTTCCCCCAATAAAAATACGCGCAAATATTGTATCATTCAAAACTAAATGCTTTACATTCAATTCTTTCATCGTTTTATCATCTGTATGTTGTTTTATACGAAGAATATGTTCAAAATCAAACCCTTTTTCATTTCGTATACTTCCGACTTGAGCCAATCCGGCGGGGGCAACCATCTTCTCGTCTTTCAAAGGAACAAATACCCCATCAATTAAATTTATATTTACACTTTGCCTTTCATTACTATTTACAGAATCAAATGAACTTGGGAATAATGACATATATTGTATAAATATATATGTTACAAATACGTTAGGTATACTAAAACTCACCTCCGACTATCGAATCAAACCAACCTCACTCATTGGTGGCGAAGCCCCCCCTCAGTGAAACCCCCATTGGGGGCAAAGCCCCCAGTGAAACCCCCATTGGGGGCAAAGCCCCCAGTGAAACCCCTTTTGCTTCTTACTTTTGGCTAGGCATAGCCTAGCCGAAAAGTAGGACTTTTGCTTCTTACTTTTGAGCAGGCGTAGCCTACCCAAAAGTAGGATTTGGTCGCTCTCCACAATATAAAAGAAACCCTATGAGCTCCTTTCAGTCGCTCTCCGGATTTTTCAATAAATTATGAAACCAATATAGGTAAGGTATTTATAAAATATAGATGTAAATTCTAAACATTGTTTACATCCATATTTTTACGAGCTCCTTGCAGTCGCTCTCCGCAATATAAAAGAAATCCTACGAACTCATTTCAGTCGCTCTCCTAATTTTTCAATCGCGCGTTCTGTACGCTCAATGGTCTGAAAGTAGACCCAATTTAATAAAGTTAGAGAACGAACTAACTGTGTTTGGTGCCATTTATTATAATGAATACAAGCCTGTGCCGCAATCTTTTCATCATCAAATGTTTCTTCAAAGTTGATGACCCTATCGTAGAGGTTGGCATCCTTTTTGTTCATTTTATTTTTCAAGTCTAGACGGTCTTTGCTAAAATCAAAGAACTCGTCACAACGATATGTTTCATCAAATTCACGAACGTAAGTCGATGCACTAATATTCCTACTATGTCGTAAAATAGGCATTTGAAATGTTGACAGGTGTAATTCCGGATTTTTACGTTTTCTATGACAATCAAGGAGGTTCAGATAAAGGGTTTGACATTTGGTTTGGTCTAACATGATATTCATACAAGCTCCTTTCAGTCGCTCTACTGATTGTTCAATATAAAAGAAATCCTACAAGCTCCTTTCAGTCGCTCTCCTGATTCTTCAATATTCCTACGAACTCCTTACAGTCGTTCTCCGGAATATAAAAGAAATCCTACGAACTCCCTACGGTCGTTCTCCGGATTTTTCAATATAAAAGAAATCCTACGAGCTCCTTTCAGTCGTTTTCCGGATTTTTCAATATAAAATAAAAAGTGTAAATAAAAAAGTATTATATACTAGATACAACAAGTTTTTTATATTCGTATCGAGTCATATAAAATAAATCCTACGTTCTCATCCATTGGGGGCGAAGCCCCCAGTGACCCCCCCTTAATGGAGGAGCTCGTAGGAATATTACATCCATCCATTGTATTCTATAAACTCATTATATCCATTACTCATCCATTTTGCGATATTCGAAGGAGCCCAGACCCTTTCCATCAATTCTTCTTTGAAAACCTCGGTATTCTTTCTCATATTTTCGTAGTTATATACAAATATATTCGGATTTCGGAAAAGAAACAAGGCTTTTATTCTATATCGATTCTCCCATCTTACGAGAATCGATATAGCACTCGGGTTATTACATAAAGCCTCCCAGTCATACATATCGGGAGAATATTCATCCAATAACTGAATTACACGAGGATTCGTATTTGCACACATAATACTCAATATTTTTGGGTCATTCCTCGCGTGTTCTTTCACATATATATAAATCAAGTCATACGCCTCCTCCCCGGAATTCTTCACAATGTTAGAATGTATTTTTTCGGGAAACAACTTCAGTATTTTTATCGCACATGGATGTGGATTCAAACATAAATAGTACCAGTTGAATCGCTTTTTACGTAGAATGTCTTTTGAATGATGAATATACGTTTCGTCTATTGGATATAGTAACTTATGCATATCGATACCCAAGTATTGAAAGAATGGTTTTATAGAATTCTTATTCTGCAAAAAACTCGTCTCCCAAATATTATCGCGAGTAGAGATTGTATCTTGTAGAACTATATCTACTATTGCAGGATTAGGATTCAAAGATAAATAATATATACTAATCAATTTCGGATACTTCTTTATCAAATTCACCGCCGACGGATTGCTACAGAGATGACAATATACATCATATACTATATTTTCTTTCTTTCCAATCATCTCGACGGCGGATGGATGTGGGTTGGTGGCTAACATACTATATTTTACTTTCGTCTGAAACATCAGTAGTAGTTCCATTGCAGAAGGATTACAAGATAGGTTTATCCATATCCAACACTCGTATTGATGGCGTATATTTCCAATACATAGGTTTGTAACAAAGTCACGCGTACTGTGGTCAAGACTCCTACGAGCTCCCCCATTGGGGGCTTCGCCCCCAGTGACACCCATTTTGCTTCTTACTTTTGGGTAGGCATAGTCTACCCGAAAAGTAGGATTCGGTCGCTCTCCTGAATATAAAGGTAATTCATTGTCGTGGTCTTCGACCACTCCTCTTTGTTCTTCAATGAGATAGGATATTGGTTCTCCATATTCATATGTATTATTTATATTCGAGTCGAGATTGGTTGTATGATAACACCAAGAGTTTCGATTCAAACTTTGTATAAGCGCAATTTCTAATTCGGGTATTAGTTTAATAGTGGGTAATAACATAATTGAAAAATCCGGAGAGCGACTGAAAGGAGCTCGTAGGAATATTGAAAAATCAGGAAATCGACCGAAGGGAGATTGTAGTATTTCTTTTATATTCCGGAGAACGACTGTAAGGAGTTCGTAGGAATATTGTAACTGAAAAGAGCTTGTATAAATATTGAAAAATCCGGAGAACGACCGTAGGGAGTTCGTAGGATTTCTTTTATATTCCGGAGAACGACTGTAAGGAGTTCGTAGGATTTCTTTTATATTCCGGAGAACGACTGTAAGGAGTTCGTAGGAATATTCAAAATCAATTTTATATATTGAAAAATCCGGAGGAGTGGCCGAAGGCCACGACGTAGGATTTCTTTTATATTACGGAGAGCGACCGAAGGGAGCTCGTAGTGATATTGAAAACTCCGGAGAGCGACCGAATCCTACTTTTCGGGTAGGCTAGGCCTGCCCAAAAGTAAGAAGCAAAAGGGGTTTCACTGGGTTTTTATATTTCTAATATATAATTATCATTTGTTTTGAAAATACGGTGGTTTTTCATATACCAAACACCTTGTAGAAAGCAGTCAGCATAATCATCCTTCTTTTTCGTATTTAATACATGCATCCATTGTTTCAAAATAGGATTATTTTCTAAAAATAATTGACAGTGATATAGACCTTCTTTTTTATGAGTCTTGTATTTTGAGTTAATATTATTTTTCGCGGGAGAAGGTATTTTCTCGTTCGGTTCAGATGAATTCTCTTCGGGATATGAAATATTTTCCACGCCGTGTTCTTTGACCACTCCTCCTGATTCTTCTACCATACTTGCACCTCCTTCTATATTACTCGATGGGTGTTTTGAGGTTCTTTCTTTTTTCGAGAGTTTACCTCCAGCTCCTGTATTTTTCTCTTTCGATATAGACGACATACTATTCGACTGCACTAAAACGGGAGGCAGCCCTTTCAACTTATTCGAGGAAGAAATAAATTCTATAGAAACTCTTCGTTCTTCACCCATTTTCATAATAAAATATTGTACAATCATTCCTTGTATTGAATTCATCCTTGCCGCCAAAGTGGATATTTGATTTTCTATAATAATATTTGTAATGGAGCGGTAATCTTGAATTTTATCTAGTTCACGTCTCAAGTTATATCCGATAGAAATCAAATCGGTCTCCTTGGAGTTTTTCTGTTTTTTGTATTGAATTGGTTCCAATGTTTTTTCTTTGAATAGTTTCAGTAGTGAATTTACCATGAATCTTTTTCTTGCTGTTTTCTGGGGCATATTTACCAAAGAAGGAAGTTCTATAGAATATTTCAAACATTCGGATTGAAGTTCATCGCTAGATAATTTATTCAAAGAACTTATTGTTTGGTCTTTGCGGGGTATCATCCATTCGGAGGATTCTTTGGCGTGTTTTTCACAGTAATATTGTATAACCGTATTTTTACTTTGTATTTCTAAATTGTGGGGTAATGGGGATGTTGTTATGGGTATATAATCTACCGATTTCATATAACATGCTTGACGACTACACTTAGGATTGGCACCTTTTTTTGACTTGTTATTACAGGAACAAATAAATATTTCGGGTACTACCGTATCTTCGTCATTCATCAAATTGACGGTTTTCCAGTCTAATATAGAAAATCGAAAAGGGGGTGTGTTTTTTTCTATATTGAAAATACAATACGCCATATTTTTTATTCCCACATCGAAGCTGATGATTCTCATATTGAAAAATCCGGAGAGCGACTGAAAGGAGCTCGTAGGATTTCTTTTATATTCCGGAGAACGACCGCAGGGAGTTCGTAGGAATATTGAAAAATCCGGAAAACGACCGTAGGGAGTTTGTAGGAATATTGAAAAATCCGGAGGAGTGGTCGAAGGCCACGACGTATGATTTCTTTTATATTCCGGAGAACGACTGAAAGGAGCTCGTAGGAATATTATAGTGGATATAGTGTATATTTATCTTTAACCCTTTATCAACCAATACTCCTCCTATTTTACATCTTTCAAGTGTGTAAATATAAAAATATTACATATATATAATATTACTACGAGCTCCTTTCAGTTGCTCTCTGCAATACAAAAGAAATCCTACGAGCTCCTTGCAGTCGCTCTCCTGATTCTTCAATATGCTATTGCCCACTATTAAACTGAAACCGGAACTAGAGCTATCTTTGCTAGACAGCTTAATTACGAATCGGTTCTATCTTCATACAACTGGTTATAGTATTTTCGAGATTTTCGGGAATTCTACAATATCAATTGTTTCCAATTCAAATATATTCTATATAACCCCCAGTACAGAAGACTTTATTACGAATTTGACGAAAAATAATATCAAAGAAGAATATGCATGTTACTTCTGGAAACATCTTTCTTCCAACTATTCGGCAATTGAAATACTTTTACAGCACCAAGATAAACTCTCGTCGGGAATGATTGCCTCTAATACCCACCCGGATGCAGAAGGATTAATCGAAAAGTTTTATAATAGAATTTGTATCTACAGGAGTACTTACATCCTTTCTAGTAACCCGCGAGCAGTGAATATACTGAAAAGGAATACCTATGAAATATCATTCAGTAGTTTATTAATTAACCCTAATCCCGCAGCAGTGGAGCTTATTGTCAATCATATAGAATACTCCAAGGTGAATATATGGGAAGGAGCATTTTTACAAAATATGAACTGCATGGAACTATTCATACGATACTTGTATATTGACCCGCTACTATTAGATTCACAAAAAGAGAAAGATAAAACGCACTTGCGACACTTAATACGGATGAGAAGATTCAGTTGGTACTATTTGTGTTTGAATCCTCACCCATATGCTATAAAAATACTCAGTTTGTTCCCGGAAAACATAAATAATATCATTGTATTAAATCCATGCGAAGATGCCTATGATATAATACGTAGAATTGTTCTTCAGTATGGAGAAACAGAAGGGGTAATAGTACGAAATATATGTAGAAATACCAACCCCCGTGTACTGGAACTACTTGACCATTATCCATCGGATTCGTATGATTGGATTCGTCTATGTGAGAACCCGAGTGCTATACCAATTTTAACCAAGGAAGAAAATAGAAACAAGATAAAAGTCACCTACTTACTCAGAAACCCGAATATATTTATATACAATTATGAAAATATGCGGAAAAATACAGAAATTTTCAAAGAAGAACTTATACAAAAAGTATGGTCACCTTCGAATGTTTCAAAATGGTTGGAACAAGGGTTCAATGACTTTTTGGAGAGTTGAAACTGGCTATTCATACAAGGTCCTCCATTGGGGGCGAAGCTCCCAGTGACCCCCCCATTGGGGGCGAAGCCCCCAGTGAAACCCCCATTGGGGGCGAAGCCCCCAGTGAAACCCCTTTTGCTTCTTACTTTTGGGTAGGCATAAGCCTACCCAAAAGTAGGACTTTTGCTTCTTACTTTTGGGTAGGTATAGGTTAAATATCCAAAGTTATGGTATTTCTCTCACTCGTGCGCCTCTTTCTACCAGACCGTTTAGAACTCGATGAGGTTTGCAAGTCACGCATAGATGTTGCACTAATAATGGACTCCCCATCATCCTCCGCCGAAATATTCGGTGTATATTCATACGATGGCGGTTGTTGCGAAAGAGACGGTTGTGTCGGCGCGGTAGAAGAACCATAAGTGTTATTCGGTTTTACTTTCAACCCCGATAGCAATTCATTTATATTACCTTGGGGTCCTTTCATCTCTTGGCGTGGAAGCATGGTATTGGAAGATTGACTCAACGGTGTCTGTGAAATAGGGGTTCTGTCTTGTTGAACAAAATTCTCTTGATTATTTGTAATATCTATTCCTTTTTCACGAAACATTGCTCCACGACTTGCGGAAATATCTGGTCTATTTGACGGTGTCTGTGTAAACTGCATATTTCTTTGAGGAGGAGGCTGATTCTTCGTTTGAACGGCGGGCGGTGGGGGGCCGAATGAATTGTTCATCTTCGGTGGACCCGTATTGTTCATAACATTATTCATGAAAGATGATGCCATACCTTGATTCTGGCTGTTCAGACTTTGTACAGTTGCATTTGTGAACATCTTCATCAATTCGGGAGACTGTTTAATAATATCGTTGAACCCGGGTGTACTACTCGAGAGGGCTTTATTTGTAATATTTACAACCGCCGCCGAAAAGCCGAGACGGAGCAACAGTGATAATTCGGGAGACAACTTGCCACCCTTATACTTGTGATGCAGTTCAGTAAAAATTTCATCATAAGAGTCTATGTCCTCGCTCACTTGCTCCCCCCACCCTTCTAGATTCAGACCGAATGGGTCGAGAATAGAGTTACCATATTCGATAGAGTTCACAAATGTCATAAACCACCATTGCTGAAGTTTAATACTATCTTTTAGTTTCTTATCCTCTAAACATGCCTCATATTCGTCCTCTATTTCACCATAGTTCGATTCCATCGTGAAATGGGATGAATTCTTGATAAGCCCTTTCTCATACCACTCGTCCAGCTTCTTTAACATCATGCGTTTCTTCTTTCGTTTTTCGTGTTCGGTCATTCGCAAAGAAACCGAACTGGCAAAGTCGGGGGGAATGTCGTTTATTTTTCCAAACCCATCATGTGTTTTGTTTTTTTCACTAACGGATGAGGCGGTGGCTTTACCGATGTTAGAGTCGCTGGTAGAAAATTCCGGTGTGGGAGTGCTGGCTTCGTTAAATCCGAAAAAATTGCCTAAGTTGCTCATTTTTTTGGTGGTAGATGTGAAAAAGTCGTCGCCTCCCTCGGATGGACGAGTTTCAGCGAACTTGACGCCGCCTCCGCCCCCGCCCCCCCCCCCCCCCCCCCC